ATGTTGTAGCAATTAATGACAAAATAGATCAGGCTATTAAGTAGCTTTCATCACAAACATATTAGATTCTAAACACCACGTCTGTGTATAGACAGGATTTATTCCTTGTTCAGCAGCCATATCATGAATACTATTTTCCATTACGATACGTCTTGCTTCACACTTCTCTTGATCAAAGTATAACTCAGCCGTATGTTTTACCGAAGGCATTCCGGGCATAGAGATCATTGATATAAGTAACCATATTTTAATCATCACTTATAGAAGTAGCACTTTCCTTCTTTAGTTACCATAAGTAATTTTATACCCATTTTTTTCTGTAGTTTTGTAGTCATTCTTCTTATCTTATGACCAGCATGTGTGCCTGTTTTTCTTATGCTTTCGCTCTTTACATCTATCTTTATCGTGTTTCCTCTATCATTTAAAGCAATCAAGTCGCACGGCCCAAGGCCACTGATATTATGAAAAACGTAGTAATTTCTTTTCGTTAGCCAGTGCATGGCTACAAGATGGTTTAGAAAACCAACCTTTTGCTTTCTATTCAATTTCTCCCCACGAAGGACCTACCTCGCAGTCTACTTTACAAGGAACTCTTAATGGCACAGAGCTTTGCATAATCTCAATAACTTTTTTCTTTTGTTCTTCAGAATATACAGAAATATCTAGTTCATCATGTACTTGAATTAAAGGTGTAATACCTTCTTTAAAAACATCTATCATTGCTTTCTTTGTTTGATCGGCAGCGGATCCTTGAATCAATCTATTCAAAGCTTTGTATGTCCAAGCACGTCGTATTCTATTCATACCACCGTATTCTGCTTCAGCATCTTTAAATGACAATGGTTTATGAATACCATAAGAAGATGGTTCCCATAAATCAAAACGACATTTACGTCCTAATATTGTTCTGATGAATCCTGCTTTCTGTGCTCTACCCATCGTGCCTTCTGTTAATACTTTTACAAAAGGAACTGTAGAATGATATTGTTTAAAAATATCATCAACATCTTCTCTATCTAATCCTAATTGAGATCCAAGTTTACCTTTACCCATACCATACATCATACCAAGATTAATTGTCTTGGCTTGTTTACGATCTATACCTGCCATATCAGCAACGACTTGATGAAAATCAGTGTCTGGTTTATTATTATAATCATTTAATAATTTTTTTACAGAAGCAACATCCCAATCAGACACCTCACTAACCAAGGCTCCATAATGTATAAGAAGACGAGGCTCTTGTTGTGAATAGTCAAAACATCCCCACTCTTCACCTTTTTCTGGCACAAATATTTCCCTTATTTTAGGACCTATATCTTTATTACGAGCTGGTATCTGCTGCAAGTTAGGGTTTTGCATGCTTAATCTTCCTGATATTGTACCACCTGTCTCTGAACGTAGCTGATTTACATCTGCATGTATGCGACCACGATAAGAATGTTTTAAAATAGAATCTATAAATGTTGTTCTTGCTTTATTTAACTCTCTTGCTTTTACTATATTCTGTGCAAACGGATTAGAATGCGTTGCTAAAAAGTTTTTATCAAAGCTAGGTAAACCTGTTGGTGTTCTGTTATATCTTATTTTAAGTTTATCAAAAGCTTTTGCAATTGATAATGGAGCAAGTATCTCCACCTCAAAACCACATGCTTTATATAAGCTAGATAATATCTTCTTCTCTGAATTTTCAAAATCTTTTTTAATACGTTCTGCTTTTTCTGTATCAATGCGCACTCCTTTCTTTTTCATAGCGAATAGAACATGAAACAATTCTGATTCTGTGTTAAAAATATTTAATAACTCTTCTTGAGTTATCTTTAGTTGTAATGCTTTCCATAACTTTAAAGTAACTGCAGCGTCTTGTTCAGCATAAGGACCAACATACATCGGTGGTAGTTTCCACATCTCACTCTTTGCATCTACACCCCATTCTTTTGCAGCTTCATACAATAAAGATTCTGATTTTGTTTCACCAACATATTCTTTTGATAAATCTTTAAGAGAATAATTAAATCTATTTTCATTTACTAAAGGTGCAGCAATCATCGTATCTATTATTTTGCCGTGCACTTTTAATCCTAAAGCATCTAACCATCCAACATCATACATGGCATTGTGAAATATTTTATCACAAGGTAATTCTAAAATAGGTTTAAGCTGGTTAAGAAAAACATTTTGATCAAAGTTACCACCACCTTCATGTGCTATAGGATAGTATCCTTCCCATCCATCCACGGCCAACGCAACACCAATAACTCTTCCTTGTTTAGTAGCCCATCCTGGGCCCACACCATTTTTTATACCATCATCTTTTGTTTCTAAATCGATAGCTATCTCTTTTGCCTCTCTTAAATCTGGAACTCCTTCTGGCGGTAGCCACTCACTTGGAGTTTGAAAAAGAGAAGGTTGTCTCACTTCGTTCGCTCATCTATTTCCCCTGCAATAGCTGCATAGGCCGCCAAGTCTACATAGCTGTCTGATTTATGTGCATGCATTAGTCTAGCCACTTTAACTAAAGCCATACACATTGCCACATCATGGGGTGTTAATTTTTTGCGGAGGAAAATCGACCACAATGCAGCAATGTTCTCATGATTGGTAAGCTTATCGCCGTAGTCTTCTTGGCGATCACCTCCAACTAATTCTTTTGCTTGTTCTAAAATATTTTCACAGATCATAATTCTGTAAACTCTCTGTTGGATTGACTCTCGATAATGTGTAAAGATTTTTTTGCTCTTGTTGTAGCAACGTAAAACACTCTCCTCTCATCGTCCCTTTTCTGCGCAAGACTTAAATCTGCCTTACGTGGTAAGTCTTTTAATACCATAACATTGTCTGCTTCGCCACCCTTAGATGCATGAATCGTAGATAATTTTATATTTTTTGATGTATTAAAGGATGATCTGCGCAATGCCGCATTGATATAACGTTGCATCGATTCTGGTATTCTATCTAATGCAATGTTCCATTCATTATTAATGTCAGCATTTAAACCATGATTCACGACCAACGATTCATAATTATATTTAACTTCTTCACTCGCTGTCTTTATGGCTTCTTTATGACCATGTTCTATATTACCATTACCACTCATGTAATAATAAATATCTTGTGCTGCAAATACATCTATCTCATTTCCTTCTTTTAAATTATTCCATCCTTGTATGGCTCTGATCATACGATCAGAAATAGAAGATCTATTTTTATATTCATAGAACAATCCCTGGTATTTTAAATCATCTGCTATTTGATCCAATACATAATTAGTTCTTGCTAAAATTAACCACGATCCATTTGTTAAATCTATTTGGTTATTGAATCGCATACGATGACGCTGCACTATTCCTTCTTCTTCTTTTGGATTCCAATCTTTTTGTACACGATCATTAACTTTACTAATCAAGTTATCTGCTACATGGTGCACGGCTCTCGGCACTCGGTAAGACTGTGTTAATATTTCTCTTTCTCCACCAATTAATCCTAATCTTTTTGTATCAGCACCAGCCCAATCAAATATTGCTTGATCATCATCTCCTGCAATGTAAGCTCGTTTTGAATTACGAATAAGTATCTCTGTCATTTGCCATTGAATAAAACTAAGATCCTGCGCCTCATCAATAATAACAACTTCAAATTTAGGACAGCTTTTTTGTTTATTAAATTCTACAATCATGTCAGTAAAATTAAATAAACTATGTTTGTTTTTATATTGCTCTAGCCCTTTATCTATTTGTTGTAGCTTTTCAAAGCCACCTTGAATGTGTTCACCACTACGCATAAACTCATTTGATAAAGATACATTTTTTATTTTTGCTTGATCAATTATTTTTAAATATGGATCTTGTGGTAATGAAATACCTAACTCATCTACTGATTTATTTGGATTAATTAATTTAACTTGTAAGTAATCAGAAGCTGCTTTGTAATCATCGTCATCCATAACATCAGCATTTTTTAATCCTAACATTAAGAATGCCATGCTATGTAATGTACGAAAATATTTAAAACTTTTACGATCCAAATTAAATTTCTCCATTGCTCTCGTCACTGCCTCTCTTGCAGCTTTTTTTGTAAAAGCAAAATATCCTATTCGATCTGGTGGAGTTCCTTTTTGTAATTCTGATTCAACGATACTGAGAAGATGCGTTGTTTTCCCTGTACCAGGTGGACCAAAAACTATTTTAATCTTTTGACTTTGACTGTCTTGTAGAACCATTGTATTCATCCTCCAATAATAATAAATTTAATCTAATTAATTTAAGATCATCCACTAACATTCTTTTTGTTAACTTCATGTTTCTACTATCTGCTTTAGTTACAAGTCTTGCAGCTATTGCTAAAGTTTCTTTAATTAATTTCTCCATTCATTACCTCCTTTTAATTGTATGACAAGCATTACACACTTAACACAGTCATTTTTATTTTTTCTCAATCGCCATCACCTCTAAAATTGTCTTCCCTATGTAGTAAGGTATCTGTGGTACCAAACTATTACCTAATGATTTAAGTCGGTCCACCCTTTTGGGTATCCCATGAGCCAC